ATCTTTCTCGTCAACCTTCACTGAGGAACTCTGTGTGGCGACTTGTCGCGCAATCAAGAATCTCCTAGCATGTGATGGGTATAGCGTAGCAGGACATGAGCGGGAACAAACATCAATCGATAATATCGTTGATCTGTTCTGTCATGTTAGTGATTCAGAAGCTGTGAAGCTTGTGAAGTACTTAACTGCTATCTACCTCCCCATGCTACTTGGAGACGAATTGCCAAGTCGCCCGGATTTCTTGAGTCCTGTGGCTACTCTCTTCTCCGGTGAATACGGTCGTTACATCAAACGACTCTTTCAGTGTGAACCCAAACGCCCTTCTCGAAGGGCCATCTCACTTGCGACCAGCATTCTTCAGATTAAGCGGTATCTACCGCCTCTGTCGAAAAGGCTCAAGTTAGAGGCCATTCGGGGTTGTAAGGAACGGCTTACCGCCGTTCGTGTCACACCGATCGAGGTCCTTCAACACATCGAACGTGTCACCGACTCTCTCTTTCCTATCAGTTGGGATCACCGTCCCGGACCTTGGTCCGTGACGAACAAGTCCTGTTTCGAATCCTCCCGTGCCGCTGGCGGCGCGCAGGAGTTCATGTTCAAAGAAGCTCACCCTTTGCACCTTGTTAGGCCGCTTCGCACCAAGAAATCTACGCTCGAACTCATCAAAGAGACGATCGATAGACTCGAGGGGCGAGTGACGACACCAACCAAGGCCACAAAGGAGCCCTTTCGCATACCTCCTACACAATCCCTAGACTACGATCTCGTGTCTATGGACGCCAGTGGTGAACTACGAGGCCACCCTCTTAGGGTGATTTCGGAAGAATACAAGCGCGTTGCCTTGGAAACTCTCCCATCTCAGCTTCAAGCTAAGATGGAGATTGTTGAAGACCCCTTGAAGGCAAGGGTCATCACCAAGAACAACTGGCAGTGCACCATTCTGAAGCCACTCCAGAAGATGATACATTCAAGATTGAAACAAATCCCAATGTTCGAACTGATCGGAAAACAAATCTCTTCCGAAGTCATTGCTTCCATACCCCTCTTCGAAGGATCGAAGTGGGTATCGGGAGACTATGAAGCCGCGACCGACAACCTGAACGCCGACTGCACAAAAGCAGCACTCGATGTGATCCTCTCAAACATGAGAGGACCGCTTTCAAAGCAACATGACTTCATGTACTTAGCATCGAGATCGCTAACCAACCTATCCATCTTCCATGAAGAGGTAGGGTGGTTCACGCAATCGAACGGTCAGTTGATGGGTTCACTCCTCTCCTTTCCCATCCTTTGCCTGATAAACTACGCCATGTGGCATTTTACTGCCTGGAAACACTATCGAGTGTTTCCATCTGGAGTTTTCGCATCAGGAAAGTGGGACACTGTGAGGGTGAATGGCGACGACATAGCCTTCCCATGCACACCCGAGTTCTACGAGTGTTGGAAAGCAAACGTGCTACTAACGGGGCTCAAGCCCAGCCTAGGTAAGAACTACTTCTCAGATCGAATGGTTACACTCAATTCACAGCCCTTTGTGATGTCTAACGACGAAACTGGACACGCTCACGTGTCTCAGGTTCGCTGGTTGAATCAGGGTCTGCTCAAAGAGCCATCCGACGATGAAGAAGTAAGTCCCCTAGAAAGTCTTGGTAGTATGCACGACGACTTCGTCAGAGGGGCGGAGGACAAAAGGTA